CAAACCCTAAGCTTGCCGAGTTACTTATCAAGATGGGTGTAGAACCACCAATGAAGGAAAGCCCTGCCAATGGAAAACTTACTTATGCTTTTGCAAAGAACGACGAAGAGTTTAAGGCTCTCATGGAGCACCCTGATGAGCGAGTTCAAGCTATCATTGCCGCTAGATTGGGGACTAAGTCGACCCTCGAAGAAACAAGAACAGAGCGGTTTATTTCGATTTCTAAGCGTGGTCGGATGCCTGTGCCTCTTAGGTATTACGCTGCTCATACTGGTCGCTGGGGTGGGGACGACAAACTAAACCTACAAAACCTTCCAAGAAAATCCTTGTTAAAGGAAGCAATAATTGCACCCGACGGATACACCCTCATCGATGCGGATTCTTCGCAGATTGAGGCTCGCATCGTCGCTTGGCTCTCACACCAAAACGATTTGGTCACGGCATTTGAAAGGCACGAAGATGTATACAAGATCATGGCTTCGTCTATCTACAATAAGGCGGAAGATGAAATCGATTCGGGAGAGCGGTTCGTGGGTAAGACGACAATCCTCGGTGCGGGGTATGGCATGGGTTCTACCAAGTTTGGGATACAACTCCGAACTTTTGGGGTGGAAATCCCGGATGCGGAAGCGGCTCGGATTATCGACGTGTATAGATCTAGATACCCCTTCATTCCTCGACTTTGGCAGGAAGCTGGTAGTGCCCTTGAAGCGCTCAGAACTCAAAAAACTTGTCAAGTGGGGCATCAAACGCAAGCACTTACCGTTACGGAGCATGGTTTTTTACTCCCAAGTGGTCTTTACCTCAACTACCCCGACCTGCAACGTGATTCAGACGGACAGTACAGCTATGCAAGTAGGCGAGGAAGAATAAAAATTTATGGTGGGAAAGTAGTAGAGAATGTGTGCCAAGCCCTGGCAAGATGTGTAATTGGGGAGCAAATGCTACGTATAGCGAAGCGTTACAAGGTAGCCTTAACCGTACACGATGCGGTGATGGCTGTCGTCCCTGAGGATGAAACTAAGTCCGCAATGATGTATATTGATGAGTGCATGAAATGGAGACCGAAGTGGGCTCAAGACCTTCCTTTGGCTTGCGAACTTGGTGTAGGTAAATCCTATGGTGACTGCAGTAATAAAAAGGCAATTGAAGAATGGCAAAAGTAGACTATACCCCTATGTATTTAGAAGCGATGAAAGAAATGAAGTTAGCACATGAAGCACTAGTAAGTGGTAAGTTTCAAGCCGCATATGAACATACATTGAACGCTCAGACCGAACTAAAGCTGATGCGTGGTGCTGTTAAAAGCTGGATTCCTACGGAGGAAGAATGAGCTTTACTTGGTCATACTCATCACTGGGCTTGTTCCAGCAATGTCCTCGCAAATACTATCATCTGCGTATAGCTAAGGATATTGTTGAGCCTGAGACCGAGCACCTTATTTATGGAAAGCTGGTGCATGAAGCTGCGGAAAAGCATATTAGAGATGGTGAACCTATCCCCGAAAAGTATTCTTTCCTTACGCCAGTATTGGATGTTCTTAAAGACATACCTGGCCAAAAGCATTGTGAATACAAAATGGGTTTAACGGCAGACTTAGAGCCATGTGGGTTCTTTGACAAGAATGTTTGGTATAGAGGCATAGCCGACTTAATTATTATTAACGATAATATGGCGCACATTGTGGACTACAAAACAGGCAAGTCTGCGCAGTATGCCGACACTAAACAGTTAGAGCTTATGGCGCTATGTGTGTTCAAGCATTTCCCACAAGTGGAGCGGGTCAAAGCAGGCTTAGCATTTGTAGTATGCGAAGAGTTTGTTAAGTCTAACTACACTAAGTATGATGCGCCCGAAAAATGGGTTACATGGATTCAAGAGACGGATAAATTAGAAGCCGCCCATGAGAATGACGTTTGGAATCCAAAACCAAATTTCACTTGCAGGAAGTTCTGCCCAGTAAAAAATTGCGAACATAATGGAAAAGGGCATTACAGATGAGCTGGGATTTTAAATGTAATGTATCAACAATTATTATTGACGTTGATGGGCGAATTGGCTATCTACATTTGCCAGAGTTAAATTATCCCGACATGGTTTCTACCATACAAAACTTTACCTCTGCCGATCCTGAGATAGAAGTAATACAAACTATTGTAGATGGAACACACGATGTTAAATATATAAAAACGAACGAAGGATGGGTGGCTATACATGAATGAAAATGATTTAAGGCAGGCATTTGCCTTGATGTTAACGGTTGGGCTTGAAAATGTAGACCCAAAAAATGTATGGAGAATGGCAGATGCATTAGTAGCTGCCCAGCATGAAGAACCCGAACCTGAGGTAGGAATTGTTGCGGTTAAATCAAGGAGAAAGAAAAGTGATTAAGTGGATACTTGCTTTTGTTTTAGTTGTCGTCGTCTTGGGTTTAGCCCTTGATGTATTTGCTTGCAACATTATTACTATTGTTAAACCTGATGGCTCTATTATGAATTGCACCGTATGCGGCACAATCGTGAACTGCTCATAGAGATTATTGATGAAACGCTACGCCGACTACCTAACAAGAAGCCTGGGATAAAGCCATATGAGTTATGGAACGCAATACCAAATCTTCGACGAGCAAGGCGACCTGATGCGTACTGTTTCGAGGAAAGAAGAAGCTTTCGCAGTAGTCGCTCTGCGGAGTGGTTGGACTTACAAAAGAACCGTAGTAAACAAACCAAAATTTGAATTTGAGGAAGCCTTAATATGACGCAAATATTTATAGCAACACCAATGTATGGGGGTTTATGCAACGGATCATATACATTAGGATTATTAACAGCGGTAGGAATATTTTCCAAACATGGGGTTGGCATGCAATTCGCTCATATGATGAATGAGTCTTTGATTACCCGTGCCCGTAACGCTTTGACTAAAGATTTTTTAGCTAGCGAATGTACTCACATGATGTTTATTGATGCCGACATTGGATTTAATCCAGCAGACATACCCCCAATGATTGACGCAGATAAAGATATTATTTGTGGTATCTATCCTAAGAAAGAAATTAACTGGGTTGATGTTGCTAAAGCAGTAAATAATGGGGTGCCCCCACAAGAGCTACATCAGTACACTGGGGCATTTGTAGTTAATACTATTGGCGATTCAAAAACTTTAGAAGGAAATATGTACACACCGCTCGAAATTGCTAACGGTGGAACAGGGTTTATGCTGATTAAACGAGAAGTGTTTGAAGGGTTAATTGGTAAAGTACCCACTTATAGTAACGACGTATTTGCGGCAATTGATGACCAAAGCCAGCCTGCAATAATTCACGAGTTTTTTACTACAAGTATTGATAAAGATTCAGGTAATCGTTTGCTTTCTGAGGATTACCACTTTTGTAAAATTGCAAGAGAAGCAGGGTTCAGAGTTTGGGCGGCACCATGGGCACACCTATCCCATACTGGGACTTACATTTTTAACGGCATGCTACCGAGGGCATAATGCAAGATTCAGTTAATAATCCAAAACACTATACAAGCCACCCATCAGGAGTGGAATGCATACAAATTACTGAGCATATGGGGTTTAACCTAGGTAATGCTATGAAGTACATATGGCGGGCTGACCTTAAAACCGATGCCGTAGAAGACTTACGTAAGGCAGTTTGGTACATTAACCGTGAATTAGCTAAGAGGATAAAATGATGGAGCCTATACCATTTGCTGGCTGGGTTGACGCCGACCCCCCTGAAAAGAAACAAGTTGAAGCTATTCTAAAGGATATGCTTGGCGATGACCCCCAATCTGGCATAAAATATATAGTATTAGCCGATGGTTCGGTCTACTATTTCCGCAAAGAAGGGGATCGCTATGCCTTATGTGAACAAACCAAGACCGTACAAACATGAATACGAAATGTACGACGGTACTCCTGCAGTTAAAAAGAAACGTGCCGAGCGTAATAAAGCTCGCCGTATGCTTGAGAAAACTGGAGCTGTGCACAAAGGGGATGGCAAGGATGTCGACCACAAGACTCCTTTATCCAAAGGTGGTAAAACTGTCCGCAGTAACCTCGCAGTAAAAGATGCCAGCGCAAATAGATCATATAGCCGAAACTCAGACCATACAGTAAAGCGGAATAAACCTAAAAATGGAAATAGTCGATAACAAAGCAATTGTAATTACTACACGTAGACCAAATTTAATAACTGAATGCATACCTAAAAGCGAAGTAGTTGATACCGATGGCGACCTACATAAAGTTGCCGTTCATTGGGGTTTAGAAGAAGCGCAGACCCTTAACAAATTAAAGATAAAAAATATTCCTTCACCGATTCAGAAGGAATACAAATGGCCTGGGTTGTTTAAGCCTATGGCGCACCAAAAAGAAACCGCTAATTTCTTGACGCTAAACCAACGTGCCTTTTGTTTTAATGAACAAGGCACTGGAAAGACAGCCTCAGCTATATGGGCGGCAGATTATTTAATGGAAACAAATTGCATTGGTCGGGTGCTTATTATTTGCCCACTGTCTATTATGCAATCAGCATGGCAAGCAGATTTATTTAAGTTTGTTATGCACCGTAAGGTTGCCGTTGCTTATGGAGATAGACTTAAGCGTAAAGCTATTATAGATAGCGAAGCTCAGTTCGTAATCATTAACTATGACGGGGTTGAAATCGTAGCCGACGACATTGCAAGAAACAATTTTGATCTAATCATTATTGACGAAGCTAATGCCTATAAGACTATTAGCACCCAGCGTTGGAAGACCCTTAACAGTATAATTACCCCCCGTACCTGGATATGGATGATGACTGGTACACCAGCAGCACAAAGCCCTACTGATGCGTTTGGCTTAGCTAAGATGTGTGTACCCGATAATGTGCCTAGGTTCTTTGGCGCTTTCCGTGACCAGACTATGGTCAATGTTAGCAAGTATCGCTGGCTACCAAAACCTGAGGCTCAACAAACCGTATTTAA